GAATTCACTACTTCGTTTTATAAAAGGAGATAAGTCCGATGGGTTTCCAAGTTTCTCCAGGTGTAAATGTAAGTGAGATTGATCTCACAACAATTATCCCTGCGGTCAGCACAACAACCGGTGCTTTTGCGGGTCATTTCCGTTGGGGTCCTGTCGATCAGCGTGTGCTTGTTGACAGCGAAGACACGCTTTTTAAGAATTTCAGTCATCCAACAACGAACACTGCTATTGATTTCTTTACAGCTGCGAACTTCCTTGCATACGGAAACTCGCTCTATACTGTTCGTGTAATCAACGCAAATACAGGCGCAGTTCAGGCTCGTAATGCTACATCTACGGGTAATACTTCAATCACTGCTCTGATTAAGAACGAAGATGACTATAATGCCAATTACAGCAACGGTATTGCTGGTGGTGGTATGTGGATTGCTAAGTATCCAGGTCTTCTGGGTAACAACATTCGCGTTTCAGTTTGCCCATCAGGAAACGCATACACAAGCACGCTGACAGGAACTCTTTCGTTCACTAACAACAGCATTACTGTTACGGGTTCTGGAACTGCGTTCACGAATCAGCTGACTGTTGGTGATATTCTTGTTGCTGGTCCAGATCGCGCAATCGTAAAAGTTGGCGCAATCACAAACGCAACGTCACTGACACTTCAGAACAAGTATATCGGAAACACAGTAGTAGGTCAGACTGTAACTCGTCGTTGGGAATACTTTGATTATTTCCCATCAGCTCCTGGCACTTCTTTCCAAGCTGGTCAGTGGGGTGGTTCTGGTGACGAAATGCACATCGTTGTTGCAGACGAAGATGGCGGCATCACAGGTATCGCGAACACAATCATCGAAGTTCATGCTGGTGTTTCTAAGACTATCAATGCCAAGAGCGAAAATGGCACAGATATTTCTTATAAGAACTATATGAACAAGAACTCGCGTTGGGTTTGGTGGAACGCTCACGTTACAGGTATTACTGGCGGACGTTCAGTTCAGAGCGCTGTAAATCACGCTTCTGGTGCTCAGTCTCGTCCAGTTAACGCTTCTCTGCAACGCGGTCGTGACGGTTCGATGCCACGTTCAGCTGACTACATCAACGGTTACAACAAGTTCCGTAATGCGGAAGACGTTGATGTTTCACTGATTCTTGGTGGTGCATCAAACTCAACTGTTGCTAATCATCTGATCAGCAACATCGCTGAGTATCGTAAAGATTGTATCGCAGTTCTTTCACCACTTCAGACTGACGTTGTAAACAACTCAAGCTATTCTGGCGCAGAAGTAGATGACATTATTTCTTTCCGTAATAATCTGCCATCAACTTCATACGCTGTTCTTGACTCAGGTTGGAAGTATCAATACGATAAGTATAACGATGTGTATCGTTATGTTCCTGCCAACGGCGATACTGCTGGTACGATGGTTCGCACAGACATTGATCGCGATCCATGGTGGTCACCTGCTGGTTTCAATCGCGGTCAGATCAAGAACGTTGTAAAGCTCGCATTCAATCCTAATAAGAGCGAACGCGATCAGCTTTATAAGGCAGGTATCAATCCGATCACTACATTCCCAGGTGAAGGAACGATTCTGTTTGGCGATAAGACGCTTCTTACAAAGCCATCAGCGTTTGATCGTATCAATGTTCGTCGTCTGTTCATCGTTCTGGAAAAGGCGATTTCTACAGCAGCGAAATATACTCTGTTCGAGTTCAACGATGCGTTCACTCGTGCTCAGTTCAAGTCGCTTGTAGAACCATTCCTGCGCGATGTTCAGGGTCGTCGTGGTATCACAGACTTCCGTGTTGTTTGCGACGAAACAAACAATACGCCAGAAGTTATCGATCGCAACGAGTTTGTCGGTGATATCTACATCAAGCCAGCTCGTTCGATTAACTTCATTCAGCTCAACTTCGTAGCGGTTCGCACGGGTGTTGACTTCACTGAAGTTGTCGGTAAGTTCTAATAGGCGAACTAAATACTAGAAAGGATAGGGAGAAAAACTAATGCCCTTTAATGTATCAACGTTCGCTTCACAGGGTCTACCATACGGTGGCGCAAGAGCATCTCTTTTCGAGGTGTTCTTGACGCTCCCTGCTGGTATCGCCGAGCCAACAGCAGAAGCACAGTTCCGCTTCGTATGTAAGGCTTCGTCAATTCCTGCTTCTACAGTAGGTCAGATCGAAGTTCCTTACTTCGGTCGTAAAGTTAAGATGGCTGGTAATCGCACATTCGAAAACTGGCAGGTTACAATTCTTAACGACGAAGACTTCCTTGTTCGCAACGCTTTCGAACTGTGGAGCTCATATATCAACTCTCACGAAAACAATCTTCGTGATCCTTCAGTAATCACAGAAGCTGGTCTTGCTTCATATCGCACGACTGCTACAGTTCGTCACTACGCTAAGACTGGCGTGTTTGCTGGCGGAACTTCGGCAGGCGATGCTGCTATTCCAACTCGTGAATATACGTTCGTCAATATTTTCCCAATCAACATCGGTAACATTGAACTGAATTGGGAAACAACTGACGCTATCGAAGAATTCACAGTAGAATTCGCTTACGATTACTGGACTGTTGACGCTGACGTTAATGGTAGAGTGATCGACACCTAAGATTGCCTACTAAATATATTATACAGTTCTTGAAGGAAATTAAATGGCAATCGACTTATTTGGCTTCCGCATTGGGAAGGACGAAGACTCTGCTGAAAAACTAGCAGTTCAAGTTCCTTCCTTTGCGCCTCCTCCAAATCTTGATGGCGCGATGGAAGTCGCGCCTGGTGGTGCTTACGGAACCTATGTAGATCTAGAAGGCACAGCCAAAAACGAAGCAGAACTCGTTACTCGATACAGAGAAATGTCTATGTATCCTGAGTGCGAGTCTGCTATTGATGACGTTGTTAATGAAGCGATAATTACCGACGAGCGCGATGATCCTGTTACAATCAATCTCGATAAACTAGAACAGCCAGAAAGCGTTAAGAGACGTATCGAAGAAGAGTTTAATAACGTCTGCAAGCTGTTAGACTTCCATAATAATTCATACGAGATTTTCCGCCGTTGGTATATCGACGGGCGTTTGTTCTATCATATCATGATTGACTTGAAACAGCCTCGCAAAGGTATTCAAGAACTACGCTACATTGATCCTCGTCGTATTCGTAAGATTCGTCAGCCAATCAAAAGAGTTCCTGTTGTTGGACAAAACTCTAAGCTGATTGCTCCTCCTTACGAAGAATATTATCTTTTCAATCCAGCTGGTCTTTCGTCTGGTACGCTCACACAAGGCGTAAAGATCTCGAAGGACGCTATCTCATACACACATAGTGGTTTGCTCGACGCTCGCAATCGCATGGTTCTTTCGCATCTTCACAAAGCGATTAAGCCGCTTAATCAGCTGCGTATGCTCGAAGATGCGGTAGTTATCTATCGTCTTGCGCGAGCTCCCGAGCGTCGCATTTTCTACATCGACGTTGGTAATCTTCCCAAAGCAAAAGCTGAACAGTATGTTCGTGACATGATGGTTCGTCACAAGAATCGTCTGGTTTACGATGCGAACAACGGCGAAATCAAAGACGCCCGTAAGTTCATGACTATGCTTGAGGATTATTGGCTCCCACGCCGCGAGGGTGGACGTGGTACAGAAATCACCACGTTGCCTGGCGGTGAGAATCTTGGACAGATGGAAGACGTAGACTACTTCCGCAAGAAGCTCTACAAGTCTTTGTCTGTTCCGATTTCGCGTCTTGAACCAGACGGACAGTTCTCACTTGGTCGTCAAGGTGAAATTACACGCGATGAAGTAAAGTTCGCCAAGTTCATTGAACGTCTGCGCGATCGTTTCTCACATCTATTTGACAATCTTCTCGAAATCCAACTGCTTCTTACGGGTGTAATGACCCGCGAAGAGTGGAAGGATATGAAAGACCAGATCAAGTATGATTTCCAACGCGATAACTACTATTCTGAAATTAAAGAACAGGATATGATGAACAATCGTCTTGCTGTTCTTGGTATCGTTGATGCGTATGCTGGTAAATACTATTCTGTTGAGTGGATTCGTAAAAACGTTCTTCGTCAAACTGAAGATGAGATTCGTGAAATGGATCAACAGATGTCAGCTGAAGGTGAAATAGCTCAGTCCGCTGAAGACGAAGTTCAGGCTCAGCAAGATCAACGCAATCAGCAGATGCAAGATCAAGAAGATAAGCGTATGGCTAAACAGCAGTCTGGAGATCAGAAAGCTGCTCAGAAAGAAAAGTCAACGCCGCAAAGACTCGAGATTAAAGTGAAACATGAAGTTCCTGGCGCAAAGAAAGTGAAGGAAGACTTTGTACCTAAAGCTCTTACTGAAGAAGATAAGAGATTGATCGAAAGCATGACAAAGGCTATCGAGAAAGTTTCTATGGCTGATCTTAAAGACGTTGAGATTGAAGAGATAGAGATCAGGGACGATGAGTGATTATGGACGAGTTAGAAAAGGCAAAGCTCCTTTCTGTTGCCACTAAGCTCGCAAAAGCTGAGATCGAGGAAGCTCGTTCTCAGCTACTAGAGC